ATTAGATATAGCTAAGAAGTTAGATAGCAATAATGAAACTTCATTAACAACAGACCTACAAGAAGATATTTATATATTTATTGAGAATAATAAGGAGGAATAATGTTTGTTGTAGATATTGTTAATGGAACAAAAGTATATTCAAAGGTATGTAGTAGTTGTAGGCAAGATACAGACTACTACCAATTAGAAGATGAGTGTTACAACTTTATTTATTTAAGTGATTGTTGTAATGCAGAGTGTTGAGGAGGAATAATGACAACAGAAACTAAAGTATTAAAAGCGTTAGATCAGTCTAACAAAAGTCTAGGCGAACTTAAATTTTTACAGGATAAATATATTTCTATACGGAACGAAAGTGTAGGCATACTTTATATAGAACACAAGTGGAGTGCTATGAAGTTAGCAGAACGCACAGGACTTACAAGAGATATGATCTATAAAATTCTTAAAAACGTAAAAGTGTCGTAACGCACTACTACAATGTAGGCAAATGAAAGGTAATAATGGATAAAGAAACACATAAAAAATTAATTAAAGACTTTCCTAAAACTGTTGTGCAACCTGCACCAAAAGGTAAGTTTGGATCGTATGTTCCACATCACTTATACACACAGAGATTAGTTGATGTTGTAGGTGGACAATATAATTTTTTTGTAAAAGAAGTTTTACGAGATAAAGATAACGCTGTTGTAGGTGCAGTTTGTGTGCTAGAGATTGAAGGTCTAGGCAGAATGGAAGAAGTTGGTGATGTTGATATGAACGCACTCAACAGAAACATTACTGAAAGCGAGATACTAAAACTTGCAGTAAGTGATGGACTAAAGCGTTGTTGTATGCGATTTGGTATAGGTCTTGAACTATGGACAGGTGGTGTAACAGAGGAGGAACATTACGCAGGTGGACAAGAGCAACCTAAAAAAAAACAGGTAGTACAAGAGAGTGGGATATCCCCTTCTAAACCTATCATTACAGAATTAGCACTTAAAAAAATGGTTATGTCAAGGTGTAATGATGACAAAACTTTTGCAAGTAAATGCTACAAACAGTGTGTGGAACGCACTATTATAAAAACAAATATAGAAAATGTTGAACAATGGACACAAGAAACTATAAAAATATTTGAGGATCTTGTAGATATATACATTGATAAACATAAAGATACATTTGAGGAAAGAACAGGCAACGCACCTATTGTAAATAAGATAATAGAAAACTTAGGTGAGGTTGAAGAAAAGAAGGAGGAAGAAGTGGCAGATATACCTGATGGACCTTGGAAACTAAAGAAGATTAGTGATGGGCAGATTAGCTTTATCAATACACTTAGTGGACAAGCTAAAGATGAAGGACTAGATGACTTGTATGAGGAAGCTAAAAAACTTATTGCAAGTGGCGAAGCTACGCAAGGAGATGCTAGTGCTATGATAGACAAATTGAAAGATGCGTTGTCGTAGCTGCAACATTGGTCAGAATGACCTGTATGGAGAGCCAACATTTATTATTGATGGTTTGTGTATGGATTGTAGGAACATTATAAATTATGAACCAAAGAGATATTATACGATACATCAATAACTTGTTTCCATTTATGGATCAGCTTGTTGAAACAGAGGATATGTTTGAAACATACGATTGTGAAAACAAACAATATCTGATTGAAATAAAATCAAGAGATAAGTATTACGATCCTTGGATAATAGAAAAACAAAAGCTGTACAGTAATTATGACAAGGCAAAGAAACAAGGTAAAGAATTTATTTACCTTACAGAATATCGTACAAAAATCATAACTTGGAATATAAATAATTTAATATCAATAGACTACGATTTTAAATGGCAACAAAAATTAATGCCTGAAACAACTATGTTTATAGATAACGAAAAGATATTGAAAGATGTTGGATATTTGTATGAGAAATACGCAAAGAAATATTAGGAGGAAAAATGGTACTCGATGGTGTACAACTAAAACAAGCAACAGTTCCTATGCTACTAGGTGAATTGTTACAAAGAAAAGATGACAATGGTAATTTGTTATTTAATTGTCAAGCATTACAAATGTCTAATGGACAACAACTTATGCTTACGATTACACCAAATTTTATGATGACTTGGACTAACGAAGAAGAAGAATGATCTATATATTTAGATGTCCTCCTGTAAATAATCTTATAGTAACAGAGGAAGAGCCATACCAAGTAGCAGGAGTTTATCCTATTTGTGATGAATGTTATTATATAGCTTTAGATGGTAGCTCTTAAACTATTTTGTAGTTACTCCAACCATTCTTGTCTATTGTAAAAGTTAGCACTCCAGGTTCATTCCACATACCTGTTCTTGCAGTAAAGTCTTTACTTGCATCTATACTTGGACACTGAAACCAAGTACGCTTACCTTGTTTAAGTAATCTTGGGTGATGATAGTGTCCTGTAATTAATATTTCAGCAGCACCACTAGGTAACCAACCAAACATTTGACCTTGCCACCACTTCATTATCTTACCTTCTGGACCTGCACCACCACCTGTCATATGTCCGTGTGTTATGGCAACAGCTTTGCCTTTTATCTCTAGCAAATGGTGGTAATCTGTGGGTAATATTGTTGTAACCTTCTTGTATCTTGGGTTCTGTGCCATAATCTCTTTGCATATTTCAAAGTGCATCATATCAGAGTTGTCTAATCTGTCTGATAATACCTGTCCTTTGCCTGATCTGGTCATCTCTCCGTGATTACCACCTATCCCACACATAGTAATCTTGTCTGCGTGTGGTAAAAATGTATCAACAGTCTGCATAATCATCTGTCTAGCTAGTTTATATTGCTGTGATAGTGTCAATTCTATGTTAAAAGGCATAGAAGAATAGAAAGATTGGTCGCAGTTCTCTGTCAAATCGCCTAATCCTAGCAAAAATACCTCATTTATGGCTGTTCCTCCCTTACGCAGTGCCTTAATCTGATGAACCCCCTCTATAAGGGCTTCCTCGTAGCGTTTAAGGGTATTTTCTACTCCATAGTCTGCTTTTCCTAGTTGCCAGTCAGCCATTGTCCATATAAACGCTGTATCACCACCATACTTCTTGTTTTTTAGCTTAGGTTTCTTTAAATATATCTTGCATAACTCATCAAAGTATTCATCTAGTGCAGGGTTCTTACGTTTTACAACTCCCTTAAACGCATAAAAGGTGGTAACTTTACCACCTTTTAACTGACCTTCCCACTGTGATACTTTGACAGAGCCATCTATCTTGTAATATCTAGGATCAAATCCAAAGCCCTGCAATATACTATCGTATTTATCTTTGTAGTTTGGATCAGTGCCGACATAGGTTATATCACCTTTGCCTGTTTTTTCATCAAATTCAATAGAAGGTTGCCAACCTGATTTATAGTAGTTATTACCTAACTCTTGTGTCATAGGCAGCCCTTTCTGTTGTTCATAGTCTAGCTATGATGTATGACAAAATCTACTTTGTAATTTGTTTTTTAGCGTAAGTCTTGACCACTGCAAGTGCAGCACCACCACCAGCTAAAGCTGCTAGTTCAAGTGTATTAGCATCTAATGATACTAAAGGTGCTACAACAAGTGCTCCAAGGAATGCTTCTATGAAAGTCCATAGTGTTCTTTCCAGCATATCTTTGAGATCTTCACTCATTTTATACTCCCACGAATCGGACCAAGGTGTCCACCATACATCCTTTTTGAATGTACCATCCTGGTTTCTTGCTCTGTTTTTTCTTTCAAACATTATATTATGTTTCTACCATCAAGTTTAGCATTTAATGTTTTGATTTCACCACTAATCTCTTGTAACTTCTCGTAAACATCTGATTTTTCAGCAGGTTTGTCAAGTAATTTATCAATAGTTGTGTATTCTATAGTTACTTTTTTGCCCTGTAGTAGTTGATTAGCTACCTTTGCGTACATTTTTTTATATGCAACTGTACTAGATCCAATAAAACCATCCTTAGAACTATCTAAATCTTGCTGTGTTTCACCTACAATAAGACAACCTGATGTATGTTCATCAGTGTTACCTGTGTGTATAAGTATGTAAGTAAAGTTAGGTACATCTAATATATGCAACATACCATAGTGTGCATTCTGGTATCTTTCTGAATACTTAGCGTGAAAGCCACCTGTTTTTCTAAACTCAATATTGTATGTGCCTTCTGGTATGCAGGTTT